TATAACTTTTAAACATGATCTTTGGGATATTTTGACTTGATTCCCTAAGATACAAAAAATTAGGGAGACGGGCAAGTTCTGACTGAGCGAAGTTAGGACTTGCCCGATTTTTTTGCAAACACAAAAAAAGGCCGTCTCATTTTGAGACAGCCTCTTAATGCAAGCAAATGTTCTATGAATATAAAATTAACTTCAAACAAATGTAGGCGTAAACTCGATACCCAACGCACGCGCAATGCGGAAAAAACTTGATAACTGGATATCTACTTCCCCTTTTTCCACACGGGCGATATAACTTTGCTCCTTACCAATTTTCTGTGCCAACTGCTTCTGGGTCAATTTTAGCTCCTTGCGGCGTTCACGAAGTATATCACCATAATACCATGCCATCGACTTCTCATTGAACTTCTCACGAGTATCTGTACCATGTTCCCCATATTTCTCATTAAGTTGCTGGTTGGTTGTTCTGAGTCTTGCCAACTTCTTTTCATCTAACTGTATCATAATGCTAAATCTTTTAAAATTCGTATTGCTTTGGCTATTTGCTTATTGTAATCCTTTGTAGATTTCTTTAAAAATCCGTTAAGCAGGATTATTTTTGTTGCTAAAATGACATTGCTGTTGTCAATTGCAAATAACACAGTTCTGTACTCATTAGAGCCGACTGACACACGCATTTCATATAAGTCTGTTCCATCCAAATGCTTTATATACTTTACAGGCAAGGCATACACCGTTTGTACAAGTTCAAATGTATACTCGAACTTATCCTTTACCCTTGCATTTAGATCATTGTAGAACTCTTCAAATTCCTCTGTCTTGTATATGGTTCTTATATCAGTGGTTTTAGTTTCTATTGATTCCATAATGCAAATATAACTAATTAGTTATAATGTAACAAGCTTTACGCCCTATTTTACACTAAACTTTTTGATTGCTCAAATACTTTTCTGTGATTATTTCAACCGATTTGCTTATCATGGAATCTGTGTCGATTCCTATCTGTTGGTAGAAGTTCTCATTTCCGGCAAGACTTTCACTTGCAATTTGCAGTGTTCTGCGTTCTTCTTTGGTGAATTCGATGCGGAAGGTGCGGAAGATGGATAACGCTTCTTTCAGGCACCCGGACTCGAATAAATTGATTGCTTTTTCTGTTTTCGTTCTCATATCCTGATATTTAGATGTGAATGTATAATATATTTGATATCAAAATGTTATAAATTAAATTACCATCATAAACAACTAATAGATCCCTAAAACAGCCTTATACAATTCAAAATTCTTGTTTTCAACATATTCATCGGAAGCATAGCATTTAGCTCTGGCATACCACTTATGGAAGCAATCAGAACAATACCAGCAATTAAGGACTGCGATGTAGAATCCATCTTGGCAATTACTGGAACCACAGCTGTCGCAAATTCCGACACATCCATATTCACTGAGCGCGCATATCATTTCGCCACGAGTGGCTTGTATGATCTTGAATCCTTTCTTGTTTTCGTAAACTTTTGCCATCTTTAGTTACTTTGGTTCCCATTACATTAATCTCCTGTCTTCACTTACACTTTCGGCATGAATCCCTTTTTGAATTTCAATATTTCGACCGACATTTATTCCTTCCTTAGCACATAGCCTATCAATTTTGGCTTGTGATTCTCGTGCATTGCCAATCTTCTCATTTTTGAGAAATTCATCTATTTCTGCTTTTGAAGCGACTACCAATGCAGTTACATTACTTGTTTCTTCCAAACCTTGCTTCATGGAAGCAAATTTATCGCCCAAACCAATGACGCAGCCATACAGAAAGGATTTCATATACATAGCAAGCGTTTTAGGCGTAATTCCATATTTACGAATACATTCATACTTGTAGTTTGGATATTTCCTTTTCCCGATAATAACAAATTGATGCGCCAAGAATGAAATCAGATACAACACTACTTCTACATTCTTCTTGCGACCAATGATCTGAAATTTATCCCTTACCATACGGTAATTCTTGGGCCTGCTTACAATAAGGCTTCGGCACATATTATATTCGCATACCGTTGATACAAGAAAATCATACCAAACACCGTTGCTCATTTCAACCTTGTAAGGTATTTCTTCTGCTATTACCGGGTTCTCCAGTTTCTCCTGCTCTGGTATATCTTCTTCTGACAGGTTGTATTCCATCAGCAGACGGGCGATACCTGCTGCTGCCGCATGTGCTTCGCCTTCATTGCCTAACGCTTTAGCTGATTCTTTTAGGTTCATCAGCTTACGAAGCTTCTCTAAAATTTTGTCTCTTTTCGTTTCCATTGTAGTTCACCCTCTAATAATCACATATCTTCCGGCAGCTATTTCACTTCTATACTCGACAGAATAGCCTTTGTCTATAAATGCTCTTATGACATTATCGTGCGCCAACTCCGAAATTTGGTGTCTGTCTTTAGCGTCACTTCCAGTATTTTTTGCCCAACAATGAGGCCAGTTATTTCCCCATCCTACGCCATAATGAAAGTAAACACATTCACCTTTCTCTTTGATTTCCGAGAGGATGAAAGATGCAAGTGCGTCTTCCTCGGATTTTCTTCTATTTGATTTTGGTATTTCTATTGTCAACATACTGATTTATTTTTAGCGTCCAACCATTTGTCCCGTCTTTCTCTACACGCCTCTAAGGTAGGCGCACAACAAGCAAAGAGTTCACCACTTTCAGTACGGTAATCGTACTGGTACATTCTCACTCTTTTACCTCTCAACCTGGTGTTGTAGGTAGTGTAATTCTCTTTGCCGGGCTGGCATACGCTGCAACCGTTTACATTTATTGAGTTCATAATTCAAGTAATTGTTTCGTTTTATCCACGTCTACAAAACTCGTCCACCCTGCTTTATGCAGCTTTATAGCTGCCTCTCTGATTGTGATTTTGCCACTCTTGACACTTTCTTTCAAAGATTCTAATACATTCTTCATTCTTAATTCATTTTTACGTTCAATCTTTCTTCACTCGTATAAGCCACTACAAGCCCTGTTTCATCATGCTGTATGGTGATGTACTTTTCACCCCTCTCTATAGTAGAGAAGTCATAAGGGGTTACCATCTTACCCAATACCTTGCCCAGTTGCTTCATCAGTGGGGCTTCAGGGCTGATAACTAAAACTAAATCTGCTTTCATAATCGTGTATATTGTGGTAGCCATAAGGCTACCGGATTAGAACTCAACCAATATCAATCTTTCTAAAGAACCTGATGCTTTCACCCACATATGATTATGTCCGAAACCATAATCGAAAAACAGTTTAAAATAAGGGTATCTTACTATTAAAGAGCTCATACAGCCTCTTAACTCGTCTTCTGACATACAAGAAGTTATTTCATTGATAATTTGAACGAAAAGGTGTAAAACTTCTGGTTCATTATTCAATAACGGTTTTTCTATAACTGCTTTTAAAAATATATTTTCTTTCATATTCTTCTATATTGCGCAGGGCTTTCGCCCTGCCGATTTATGTTAATGCGTTTTATCCTCATGTAATAACTCGCAGTAAACTGGTGTTGTGGCATCTGTGTGCTTATTGGCTATAAGAACCTCATTACTATCCCAGTTAATATATACCTGTGTAGCAAATGCACCGAAAAACTGAATTTCTTTCGTGCCAAACAATACCACCGCGTCATCATTTACATTTGCAAGTGCTGCAATTAATTCTTTCTTGGTCATATTCTTTTTTGTTGCGCAGGGCTTTCGCCCTGCTGGTTAAACTTATAATATTGTAATCTCTTTATTGCCTATCTCTGTATCTACATTCAGAACCTCGTACTTTTGAGCCTTGTAGTTATAAACGACTTCACAAGTATTGAAACCTCTACCATCTTCTCTTTGGTCATAAACAGTATTTATATGCTGATACATTTTATTGCCTAACATGAAGTTTATTTTACCTGATGTACAGAAGTAGAATGCTACTGCATACTTCAATGTTTTCTTTTCATCAACCTTCTTTGCTGCCATAGTCTTTATATTTATTAATTATACTACTTGTTTAATTATTATGATGCAAATATATAGATAGTATAATTATCAGCAATAAGAAATTAGTTAATAAATATCAATTATTAAACTAATAGTATTATTGCGTGGATTTTCTTATACAGAATATAATTTTATGACTATATTTGCAACATAAACAAATAGTTTAATTATGAATTTTAGAATAAAAGAAATCTGTCGAGAAAAAGGTATAATGCTTAAAGACCTTGCTGGTATGATAGGTATTACAGAAGTCGGACTATCAAAGTCGCTTAATGGAAATCCTAACATAAGCCGACTTGAAGAAATCGCCACCGCTTTAGGTGTGCCAGTAACAGAACTCTTTGATAAACCTAAAGAGGGAGTTATACATTGCCCTCATTGTGGTAAGGAGATAAAATTGAATCCGAATGTTTAATCAATAAAATAATATAGCATCACAAGTAAAAAATGATGGGTGAAAAATACATATTTAAATGGGCAAATGACAGTATCAATGAGGTTTTCAAGCCGCTTTGGCTTAATGATACTACTTATCATTTGCCAAATCACATCAATGCTGAAGTTTCGTGGTATGAAACTTTAGATTTATCAACAAAAATTTCACTAATATCATTAGTAATTTCTATTTTAACATTCTTCGCTGGTTTTATTATATCAGAATTTATAAGACGGCATAATAAAAGTCATAACCTAAAACAGTATAAACAATTTATAAATGAATGGGTTGAAAAAAGTAATGCAACTCTAATAGATTATATAAATTCATTAGAAACATTTTCTAATAAAATAAAAACAAATACAGATTTAAACATTGCACCTTGGAGAAGTGGTATTATTCATCTTTCAGAAATTAATAAAATCCCATTAGAAAAGTTCTCAGATATATACATTTTCGGATTAAGCAAGAAAATAGAAAATGAGAATAGAAAACAAATAATGAACTTTTTGTACCAAATAGAATATTTAAATAAAGCACCAACTCTAATAATGGAAGTGTATAACAAGTATTGTGAAAACAACCAAAGAGTAATGGACGAATGGAATACATACTATATGCAACTTTTAGATTTATTTGGAAGTACCAAAACTATCAATCCACAAACAATCGAAGGTTCTGTTTTCCTTGAAATTTACAAATTATTTATTCCATTAATCAATACATCAAATGGAGAATATGCCGGAACTGACAAATGGAAAAATGAGTTTGTTATCCCTGCAATAAATATTCTGACAAGAAAGGAATGTTCTGACTTTTCTATATTGGCTCAAATAATGATTCTTGTCAGAAATCTAAATATAGTAATTATAAAGCATGATAAACTAAACGACTACAGTAGGGTATTTGATAGTTATGTGGAGAACTTGAAAAAAGCTCAACTGATTATTAACAATTCGATGTCTTATTTCGATGGAAAGGAAATTAGACATTTCTGTATATAGCAGAAATAAGCCGGAGCACTAAGCCCCGGCTCATTAATTGATTAGCCCTTTGAATTTTAACCGATTTACGATTTCGGTATAAAGATACTCTATATCCCCGCTGAAATCCCCATAATTCTGATACAGAAACACGACATCTGCATGGTTGTCGGAAATAGTACTAAGTGCTACTCTTGGACCGGAACTTTTATAAAATGACGTACTATCATTTGATTATCTTTAGCTTGTTATACCAGCGTGAAGAAAAAGGGAACCACCCGATTAAGAATGATTCCCCGAAAATGGTTACTTTGTATAGTTTGCTCATGGCTATTTCTTTTTCAAATTAGACATCACACATTTAATCACTTCATAAATGAAAATAGCAAGAAAAATAGTAGTCCATGGATATTGGTTTATCAGTTCATAAAAATCTCTCATAGTTTTACCTCCTTCCACTCACTTTCTATAATCACATGTTCACACTTATTACACCTATGCAAATAAGTTGGGAATGGTGCCGTTGTATAGTCCTCAACAGCTATTTCTATACTGCCACATTCCGAACATTCTATCTTTACCTCTTTGATACTGGGATAATCCCAAAAGGATAATTTGCCTTTCACGTCCTCAATTGGATTTTCGTAGAGAATAGGGTTAGCTAGTACCCAGTTATAAACTCCTTTCTCTGCCCAGATGGAAGAATGGTTTTGTACACAGTCTATTATCTCGACGCTTCCGATTATGGAGCCTGTACAAAAACTAAAATCTTTCCACTCTTTGTTTTCCGGTAATGCCAATAACTGCTCATTGGTAAGTATTGAATCATAGAAATTATCATAATTCAAAGGTTTACCGCTTGAATGAATCAGTACCCTCTGCCCTAAGTATTTCTTAGGGCAGCTCCAAGTACGGTTCTCAATGTCTTTAATACCATGGACTATCAAAGAGGCCCACGGCTGTTTTATGGTTATTGCTTTCATTTTTTATTGTTGTTCTTTAATATCTCATCAAAAGACGGAATAGGAAACCATGCTTTTATCACTCCTTCATCGTAAAATAGATGAGGATAATCCCTAGTTGATGCAAACTTATTCCATCTTTCAAAGAAATAAACTTTCTCAATAACATCACCGTCAGTAACAAAGTAATACCCATCCTTTTCTGGCAACCGTTCCTTAACACTTATCCAAGGCGATTGCTTGGATTGCCATTCAGCACCTTTTATAAAATATTTCTTCGCCACTGCTGGCAATCCTCCCCAATCAGGCATCTTATCGTAAGCCATACTTTTGACTGCTTCTTCTAATGTTTGTTTCATAATTTAATGTATTTTCCCATGGTTGATTTTACAATAATCTTATTATCGGATGATGGCATTACAACCACATTCCCGGCATCTGTGCTAATTTTTAAGATAGGATTAGAATTTGCGTCAATACTGGCTACTATAATCATATCTCCAAAAACATATCTTTTATCTTGTTCTAATTCATTCATTTCTGTTCAGTTTTGTTCCTTATTGATCAATTACTTTTTTCAATTTATTAAAAGCCTTCTCTTTATCAAATCTAATCCCATCTTTGAACTCCAATATCAACTCCCAAAGCTGGCTTTTGTAAACATCACCTGCTTTATAGTCAGTCTTATAATGGTATTTCTGTGTAGTGGTTATTTCCTTAAATATATTCGTTGCATTAAGATATGCGGCTCCCCATTCTGTAAGCTCTACACTAACGGTATCATTCAAATCTATTTCTATCATAAATATTCCTTTCTCATTAGTGTTACGTTAATCCTCAATGGAATACAATGCCTGCATACACTCAAAGGGGAAAGATGAATTTAAAGCGTCATATATTTCTTTCGGTATATCATCTTCGCTTTCAAAATTACCTTCAACACTTTCAGATCCAAATGCTGTTGCAACATGCTTCTCTTTATACTCCTTACCATTAATGGTTGCGGTTGTTTCCCATCCGTTAGAGGTTACTTCGATTACTATCTTATTCATTACTTTCCTGTTTTGAATTTCTTGTTTATTTCTTTTTCAGCAGCTCTGGCCCCTTTCTTGAAACCTTCCACAAAGCTGTCAAAACAAGCTCTATGGATTTCTAAAGTACATCTTCGCATAAGTGGACAAATCGAACATTTTTGGCTAAGTCCGGCTGACTTCTTGGCTATTTTCGTTACATTTTTCATTGGAAACTTAAATTAATTATTACGATTTCTTTCCGCTGCGACTTCACTCATACACATCTTGCACCAGGAGGTGAGACATCGGTATTCCTTATCCCCACATCTGACAGTCCTGTTATAGAACCGGTGGAGCGGAAGGGAACGTCCGCAATGCGGACAAACCTTTCTTCCGGCTTCCGTACCTGCAACCGTCTTGGCTTTACGGTGTACAAGCGTACATCCCCTGCATTCATCCAGTCTGCCTTTGTATTTCCGGCATTTGTGCAGGGAGATGCGCCCGCATGGAGCGAATTTCTCGCAGTCGAATCTGGGTTCTGTATGATAGATGTTCATACGGCACTGTCCATCAAATCAAACAATGTGGGTGCGCTAACTTCCATCTCCGCCTCATACAGATATGAAAGACTGTCTTTCCAATAGTCATAATTCAGTTCAGTAGATAATCCCTTACGTTTCAGTCTGATGGCACAATAAGGTACTGTGCCGATACCTCCGAAGGGGTCAAACACCAGCTCACCCTTGTTTGAGTACCGTTCAATCAGTCTTTCAACGATATCGAGCTGAAGGGGACAGATGTGGTTCTGCCGTTTCTTCTGTGACTGCTTGGTATTAAGCGTGCGCATACGGGTGACATCATCCCATATCCAGGGCTTCTTGCTTACCGGGTCAACGGCCATGAAGGTTTTTGGCAGCTTACCGTAGGATTCCAACTCTTCGGCAAATGCAACGTGTTCCTCGTAGTTATAGATATGCTCGCGTTCATAATTACGGAACAGATGGCGTATCTTGTCAATACCAGCACCTTTCATGTCCTCATAGCTTAACAGGGAGTTGCCAGATGATTTCCAACTTGCATGGGCGTCTATCTGCCAGCGGGCCAACGAGTATTCACTCTTGTTCTTTGTCACCGGCAAGTCAGCGTATGCACGTGAGGTATCAGAAGGTAGTTTTCGGAAGAGAAGAACATATTCCGGGCAACCGATACCCATCTTTGAACCGTCCTTACACATTTCAGTATAGCCAAGTCGGTAAGTCTGGTTATTCTCCCTTACTACATCCGTATCCACCGTGATACGTCCCATGTAACGGAAGCCGTGTTTCATGTAGTGGAATACTGTCATTTCGCTGAAGGGGTCAATGGTGGGCATGCCGTCGCCCGTGGCATTACCAAACAGTACACGGTCTTTCACATGGATGCAAGCCAACCGCCCCGGCTTCAATATGCGCATAAGTTCAGGCGTAAGGTAATCCATCTGCTCAAAGAACTTGCCGTTGTCCTCATTATGTCCGAAATCATTATAGGTCGGAGTGTACTCATAGTGGTTGGAAAACGGGATGCTGGTTACAATCAGATCTACCGAATTATCTTCCATCTTCTGACATTCAAGAACATTGTCGTTATTGATCGCTTTCCAAAGTTTACCGAATTTTTCCTCACGACTGGCGAACATCCACCGCATCATCTTCTCTTTCGCTTTCAGCCCATACAGTCCGTTTTCACGTACTATGCCGGTCATCTTGGCTACCATCTCCTTATGTTGTGCCCATTTCTGCATGAAGCTCTTGTATATCTCTCCCTCGCTTTCCGCATAGACCAAGTAGAGGTCAACTGGATGTTTCTGCATGAATCGGTAGATACGGGCTATCGCCTGGAACTTATCGTTGAAACGGTAGTCGATAAACATGATTGCCTTGTGACAGTGGTACTGGAAGTTCAAACCCTCACCAAGCATTTCGGGTTTAGCTGCAAGGTATTTCAAACGGCCATCTTTGAAATCAGATATAACCTTGTCGGCTTCTTCATCATTCTGTGAGCCGTACACAGCCTTGCATCCGGGAATAACCCGACAAAGTTCTTCACGTTCCTTTTCTAAGTCATGCCATAGTAGAAAATGCTCATCTTTATTTTCGGGGCGGTTAATGATTTCCACCACACGGGCCATTTTTTCAGACATATTATCCCGGCGTTCTTTCGCTGCATCAGCAAGTCCGAGAGCAGCTTCACGGAACATCTTCACTTGTCCGTCACGGTCGGTACCGGCAGTGGAGTTATCCACGCTTACGACTTCTTCATGTACACGAAGTTCCGGCAGTTCATATCCAGTATCGGGATAACCGAGGTCGGACGGTTTGGTGAGGAACAACGCCCATGTAGATACCCATAGCCAGAACTCCTTTTCCTTGTGCGGATAAAGGGTAAAGTTATTCGCTTTCGTGCTGTCTCGCTGGAAGAACCTTGTAAGTGCCTGCCCGGTATCCATCACTCCAAGGTAGCCGGCATAGTGTATCAGCTCCTTGTATCTGTTGGGTGATGGCGTGGCAGTGGCAACAAACCTGTACGGAACTTCTGCAAACAGAGGAAGAAACTCCTGATAGGTCTTGGTCCCGAATCCACGTAATACGCTCGCTTCATCCAATGAGGTAACGGTAAAGTAGGAAGGTTCTATTCTTATTCCGTCTTCACCGTCACGGACACGTTCATAGTTTGTCACCATGATATTGGTCGGACATTGCTTTACCTCCTGCATAGTACGTACATAGTTCACTTTCATGCCCAGATGCTTTTCGGCCTGTGTCAGGAACTCCACTACTACACGCTTGGGGCAAACTATCAACCCTTTGCCTCCTGTGCGGTTCAGGATCACCCGCAGTATCTCCAACTGAGTTACGGTCTTCTGCATACCGAAGCTGGAGAATATCGCCCTGCAACCGCCGGAAACAGCCCAACGTACTGTATCTTTCACATGGGGATATAAGTACGGGGTAAGTTCATCAGCCTTAACTTCAAATCCTGTCTGATGGCTGATTGCCATCTTGTCTTTCAAAAATTCTATATAATCTTTCATTATGCTATTCTTTTTTTGATTAAACTCATGTTCTTTTCCACAAGCCTTATAATGCAGTCATGATACTCCGATGTTCCGTTGCATACGGCTCTTGACTGTACTATCTGAAAAGATTTAAGATTCACTTCGATGGTTTCCACATGTTTTTCTCCGACTATGGCTGTCATGATCAGGCATTCACTGCGTCTGTAATACCTGTTGGCGTATACACAATGGTGCATGGCTTTGCCCTCCTTGTAGAACTGGGTTACGCTTTCAAGCGGACGGATGACTATGCCGTCGCCTTTGATTTCCATGCCGAAGAATCTTTCCATCCGGTTGTAGAATGATGCTATATCCTCCTTGAGCTGCTTTTCTTTTTGGATAGCCTTTATTCTGTCCCTTTCCCTTCTTTGCCTTGCCTCAATTTCATTTTTCTTTCTTAGTAATCTGTCGTGCTCGGCTTTTAAATTTTTGGGACATACGTATTTGGCGTTATGCAGATCCTTGTGGAAATAGGACAGCAGGCTTATATAGTCATTCCACATGCTTGCATCTCTGATTGTATAACGGTTGCGGTTGCAGATGTTGAAGGACGGTTTATATCGGAGTTGGTAATAGCCCGTTTTGTACATGTGCTTTAACATATCCGTCTGTCCGGTCTTGATACATAATTCCGCATCATTGCCACCTTTCAGAAGGTCTCGTACAAGTTTTGAGGGGGGTACATCGGGGAACCGTTTCCCGATTCCCCGCTTTCTCAATTCCGGGATTAGTTTCTTTCTTGGATATATCCATCCCCATATCGCATATAGGTCTCCACGATAATTCCAGCTGTAACTGCCGTATTCACCCTTTATGCTCAGTGGTTCCGAATATATCCATCCGCTGCTTCCCATATTCATCGGTTTTGCCATGATGGTGCGTTTCCCCTCGACGGTGATCCATTCCTGAACCACTTCAAAGAAAGCATAGTGAATATAATCCTGTCTGCTGTTCAAATCAAAATTCCTTTTTCTGACGTACTTGCAGCATAGTATATGCCTTATGATCTGGAACTCTCCGGCGGTCTGTAAGATGGACATGTACTTTTCTTCCTCGACTTTTCGTTTCCGGCTGATCTTTACGTCCAGTTTGTGGTGGCAGTACGGGCATTCGGTCGTATCACTGAGCAGGGTAGTCCCCAGCTCGCTATTGCTTGTGTCTATCCATGTTCCGCCGCACTCGGAACACCATAGCTCATCCTTGCACCTATATGCTTCGTGGGTGAATATATGTTCTTTCGCCCATTCTTTTTGTACTTCGGTAACGGCGGACAGTTTGCTGCTCAGTCCGGTTACACGTATCTCAAGTTTCGTTCTCGGTTTCATGATTAGAACAAGCTCATTTGTTGTACATTATCATCCGCTTTCTTTCGGACGTTTTTCTTCCTGAGTGTCTGGTATTGTTCTTCCGCTAGCCGTGCGATTGCTCTGTCACGTGCCGCTTTCTTATCTTCCTCGGTGAGTTCCACAGGTTTGGCGGGGGATGATACGGACGCTTTCTCTCCGGCAGGCAGCCGGTTTATTTTGATATCGTCCTCATCATAGTAGTGCGCTGCCATCCCGTAGACCTCCTCGTCTGAAATCGCTATGGCGTTACCACGCTTCCTGGCTTCACCCATGATATAACTACAGCATTCATCAATACTTTTCTTCTCATTCGCATATTTGGGGGCGAACAGTGAATCTTCTTCCGCCCGTTTGTCCAGATAGGCTTTGATTGCCTGTTTGAAACTGTCATTCTTTGCCATGATAAATTTGATTTTGAAGTGGTTGATTATATTAGTTATTTTCGATTGATTCTGATATTATAATCACAGAGAAACCTGCCGATATCATCACTCGCAATGTTGGGGGGTGGTGCATTATCTCCGTATATAGCCCGTATTGCATCCTCATTTCCCCCGTATGCCTTCCAATAGGTGTAGGCAGTATGGTTGTTGGGAACGTTAGGAAAAAGTTCTGTGAAGGCGCTGAAATCGTTTTTAGCCTTTTCTTTGAGCTCCTGAATGTTTTTTACTCCCTCAATCATGGCGCACGCTGCATCTTCTATCCGGGTGAAACCTTTTTGGGATTGTTTCATGGCGGTTTCATTGGACAGTTTGACGTGCTCGTCTCTTCTATCCCTGCAAAAGTCCGATAGGGCTACCATAATGGACTGGTTGTTTATCCTGTTTCCCCAGACGAACTGTCCACGGCTCCCGTTTTTAAGCTGTGTGAAGAATATGCAAAGCTCGGCTAGATTGAGAAAATAATAGCTGGCCAATATGCTTAGCGCCGTTTCGGCAAGTTGTTGAGGTGCGATATCAATGCCTGCGTATCGGAGGATTGATTGCAGGTGCTCTGTGATAATCCTGACTGATGTGGCGTTGCCGAAGACAACATTGATGTCCGCAAGGGTGGGAATACCCTCAATCCTGATTGCTTGTGCTAATGTCAGGTTACAATTCAGCTGGGCTTGCGTGCCGGACCAGTTGTCAACCAATTGGGAGGCTGTTGATCCATTTCTCAAGGTCTGCTGGAGCGGTGTCAGTGTCTCCGGCTTTTTCCTGGATTGAGGTATCTGTCCTGGGGACATTATCACAGTGATCTGTTTTTGTAGGCTTGTTTCCATTTTGAAGTCTTTTTTCGATTATCCAAAGGTTAGCCCGGCTGTCCCATCGTTCAATTTTAGCCCCGTTGGTGTTTTTCCAGCTTAGCGCATCGAAGTGGTAGAAGAATATCTCCGCCTGCTGCTCCCAGTCCGGGAGCTTGTCACGGAAGTAATCTTTCACCTGTTCCAGGGTAGGGGCTATAAATTCGGTTTTTGGTTTTGAAGGCTTCTTTTTAGGTTTTTCCTGCTCGGGCTTAAATAACTCGCTAGAGTTATTATTATCTTTACTCTTAAGTCTTATATTAATGTTAGCCTTTTTACTTAAAGGTTTACTTAAGTCATTACTTAAGAGTTTACTTAAGGGTTTACTTAAATCATTTAAGTAATAAACGGGCGATTTCGCATTTTTCTTACCTGACTCAAACTGTAGTAAACCTTTTTGCTGTAATCTGTTCCTGACTTCAATTACGGTTGGTTCTGATATACCGGTTGCGAGGACGATTCGTCTGTTGGGACACTCAAACGGATTCTCCCAACCCCGACTATTGCACTCGTTCAAAAGGAAGAAGTACAAATAAACTTCGTTCGAGGAAAATGCTACACTCTGATGTGTCTTCCAAAATTGGTTTACGTAATCTATATAAGTCATTGTAGGTAAGAATTTACTTCGTTTATGAACTCCTGTAGTGAATGGCAGATAACATACTTGTTTTGGTATCTCTCTGCTTCTGTCTGCCACGTTCGTTGGTGCTCGCTCTGTGTACCCTTCGGTGTCTTCATCTCTATGCAGAGGGAAGCCCATCCCTTTTTGGGTATGAGCAGGATCAAATCTGCCACACCTCTCACTGCTCCTTCATACTTCATCCGTGCTCCTGTCTTGGCATCACGTTTGCCACCGTTAGGCACTGCAAAAAGCATACGTGCCAGTTTGGGATATTGTAACCGGAACCATACCAAACAATCATGTTGTATTTGGCTTTCTGATAATGGTGTTGTCTGTTTTCTCATATTCTTCCGTTGAATAGGTTCATTGCCATATCTACCACATTCTCCTTAACCACATCATCCGTCCCTGTCACTCCGTTGGCTATTCCTTTTTTGGCCTGAATGACATCATACATATATTTGTCGATAGTATCCTTTCCAAGATAGTAGTAACAGTTTACGTTGTTCTTCTGTCCGTTCCGATGCGCTCGGTCTTCTGCCTGCTCACAATCGGAGAAAGTCCATGGGAACTCGATAAACGCCACACGGCTGGAAGCTGTCAATGTAAGACCTGTACCTCCTGATTTGTAGTTAAGGATGATCAGCTTGCAAGAAGGGTCGTTTTGGAAGCGGTCTACCGCTGTCTGTTTTTGAGTAGCATTGTCTTCGCCTGTAACGGTGACAGCTTCAGGGAATATCTTCTTTAGTTCCTGTACTACTTCTTTCAGGTAAGCAAAGACTATCAGTTTCTCACCTCCGTCAATCACGTCATGGATGAATTCGGAAAAGACTTTGATTTTTCCCCTGGCTGATATGGCTTTCAATATTCCCATTTTCACCATTACCTCGCCTCTTAATGCCTTGGCCACCTTTTCATCGTCCGCATTCTTGTAAGTCCGGAGATACTGTATCAGGTCGGCTTCCGCTTTGTCGTATTCTTTGCGATTGGATATGTCCACCTCTATATATTGGCGTGACTTGTCCGGCAACTGAGTGAGTACCTTGGCCTTTTCGCGCCGGAAGAAGCAGGTCGATGATAACCTCCAGTTCAGTTCTTTCACATTGCTTGACTGTTTAGGTCCATCGCAGAACCTCTCTACGAAACACTTGTATCCTCCGAAATCCTCTAATCGTCCCATTATCTTGAGTTGTTGTATAAGGTCTGTATTGTTGTTCACTACTGGGGTTCCCGTCAGTTCCAAGATATATTCTTTGCCTTTACATATTCCTTCTACGAACTTGGATTGCTGGGTCTTGGTGGATTTGCACTTGTGTGATTCGTCAATGACTACGGATTTGAATAACGATATTCGCGGGTCAAACTCAATGGATTTCATGGTAAACCGTGCATCCTCCTTTACTTTAAGTACAAAAAACTTTTTCAGTGATTCATAATTTGTTATGAATATGTTGCAGCATTTAGTCTCAAAGAAACGGTGCCAGCTGGCTTTATTGCGATCATCCAGAATCATGGCATTTTTTCCGGCAAATTTCTTAAATTCACGTTGCCAGTTTATTTTCAATGCGGCCGGACAAATGACAAGGCACGGATACGCTTTTGCTATCGTAACCGTGCCTATTGCCTGTAATGTCTTTCCCAGTCCCGGTTGGTCCCCGAATATGCACCGCTTGTGCTGTAGCGCATAAGCGATGCCTTCTTTCTGATATTCGTACGGTTCCAACAGCAATCCGTGTGGAACCGTAAGTTTTGGAAGGTCGGGAATAGTATAGTCATTATACTCTCTTGTTGTCACTTTGTGCTGTACCCGGCTGCATATCTTTGTCTGTACCGCCCAATCTGCCATCATCCTCACGTATTCCTTATCTTGTAGAGATACCTTCCAAGCTTTTTCGTCAGCGATATAGGCTGCCCGGATATTCTGTTTTACACTTGGAATCCGTTTGACTAGCTCCACTAATCTTGGATGATATGGGAAGGCTAGTTTGAAGCAGTTGGGGGTAGTAGTTACGCAAAATGGGGACGGCGGTATCATGATGCAAGTTGTTTGACTTTACGTGGTTTACGTGATTTAATTTTCTTTCCGTTCATTATTATGTCAACCCCTGCATCATTCATAGCCTGCTGGAATTCCGCAACCTCTTGATTGAAGTCTGTACCGGCTTCTGGAATGGCGTCCGGTTGTACGTCTGCGTTCGCCGTGTCTTCCTCAAACGGAAGTTCCTGTTGTACAATTCGCCATTTTTTGTTGAACAGATACTCTTTGACTTCGAACTCACAGGATTGGATTTCCTGCTCCAGCTCGAAGGCATTGATATACGATTCATTCTCATTATTGAACATGGTGAACGGAGCGCATAGGTTCAGAACTTTTCCTGTTTTGAGAAAACGTTTGGCTATCAGAGTAACCCCTTCATTATCTCCATCTCCGCCAATGGAATACCCTGTAACGTCAAGCACCTGTCCTATGATATCAGGCACTTCATCTACTGATTCTATACCGTCCACTTCTTTCTGTTCTGTAAGCAAAGCGGCGTGGGGATTCAGCTTGCTGAACGCATTGATAAGGTCTGATGTTACCAGGTTCTTGCCTTCTACGGTGGTTGTACCATTCTCATCCTTGTAGGTGGCCACCAAGGTACTGTCCTTGGTGATTTTAGCTTTTATGATCTTCATTATCTTCTATATTTATATTCGTTGACAAATTCGTTATAATAACGGTCTTCCGGAAGGGGAAGTGTTATTCCCAGTTCCGTGGCTGCATCTGCTTTGACCTTATTCAAAAAGTCCGTCATTTGCAGTGTGTTCAGTTTCGATGTGCTTCCGGCTATGACCGTTTCTTTTCCTTTGATAATGGTTGTCCTTCGTAGATATAGGTTGCAGTAATAATCGTGTACGTCCTGTTTGTCCGTTCCTGTTTCCTGTTCGATACAGGTAAACCAAAGCCACATTAGGGCGTTTTGACTTAATGTGCGCGGCTCTGTGTAACGTTCGATAATTAACCTGTAACGACCGTTACGGAGCTGCGAGCACATGAAATCAAAGGACTTGTTCAGTGTTACCACACCTTTTTCTTTTATAAGGATAGCTTCTTGTGCCATTATTCCAGTCCGAAAATCTTCTTGTCCGTGATAGATTCTCTATTAGCTTCCAAAAACTCTATGAAATGTTCTACGTGTGCCGTGAGCAGTTTCACTGTCTGTTCGTGATTGTAAGTATAATATTCCGGATATTGCGTACCACTGATAAGCGGTGTGCGGCTGGTACCGCCTTTCAGCGCATAAGCCGTAAACTCAAATGCCTTTATGCTTTCCATCTGACCGGAAGCAATTAGGCAATAAGGGTAGACATGGCGCTGCCACCCGTGGGCGTATTTGCCGAACTCGTATTTAGATGTGGATTTTATGTCATAAACAACATCCTTTCGGAGTTCGTCGATAAATCCGTATAACTCCACATTTCCGTACTGGGTAGGAAGAATGGCGGATACATAGACCTGACTTAATGAGCCTTTGAAATACTCTGCCTGTTCTATACACCATTGTCTGTCGAAAAGGAAATGCCGTGCAGGTGCGATATCCGTTGCTGGAAAAGCTACTTGTATGGTATTGGTTTCCTTATCGCCAATGATGGAGTAGGGGGAACGCTCTGTCGGCACGTGATTTTCGCAATGGACATAGCAGTCAATGATAGCATTGAAGGCTGTTCCCTTGTCGGCTGCTTCACTCTCAAACGGTACACGGTTGATAGCATCCAGAAGGTCTTGCTTCAGGCTCTCTTCGATTTCTTCCGGAGAGCGTTTATACTCTCCGGTTTCATTATCAATGTTCCAGAAGTTTTCCACTTCTTCATCAGCTCTCAGATACTTGTCGAATTTGTCAAGTAATGAGGGATAGATTCTATAACTAGGCTGCTTCATATATTTTTTTGACTTTGTCGAATTTCAATCCTAATTCCTTGCATCTTTTATTCAGTAGCATACCTGCTTGTAATTTGCTGTCGAAGATATGCTGCAGGCTCTCCAG